TCCAAACTGAAAGTTATTTAATGGCACTCTTACTCTAGCCATTTAACTTCTCCTATTAGAAATAAATCTTGATGTAACTAATTTTCTTGTTGTTTGTTGCTGTGCATCTATGTTTCTAGCTTTTGCCATTAATAAATTAGCTTTTGTTTCCATTAATTGCATTAAATTATCATCTCTTGCTATTGATGTAGCAAAGATAGATGCCAATGAATACTGTAATGCTAAAGAAAAATATGATGGAAAATCAACTTCATCTGCTCTAAATGTAAAATCTGCAACTAAAGAATCTGATGATGTTGCATCACTAAATACTTTATCGCCATATACTGTAAACTCTATAAGATTATCATTTACAGTAACACCATGTAATACTAATAGATTGCTAGGTAACTGATGTGCTATATCAAATCTTCCAGTAGGAACGTCTGATAATTGATTGAGAACTGCTTGTTCTGTAGCAAATCGCCATCTTGCTGTAGACAACATAGCTCTAACTGTATCTTCATACATATTAGTTGCTACTAAGGCTTCTGTACTTGAAGAATCAAATGAGGTAATAGGCTCTGCACCAATAAGAACTAAGGCTCTTGATGCTATATCTATTGCTGAATTTGCTACTGTACTTGCCATATAAAGATAGGGGGATTGCTCCCCCTACTCCTAATCTCCGTCTGTTTCTGCTACAGCAGTTCCGTCTGAAACGTCAACTACTGATCCAGTATTGGATAGAACAGTACAGAAATGTGTTGTTGGTGTATTAGTGTCCATAACAATTATTAGATCTCTAACATTCAACATACCTGCGGCATCATTAAAATACCCTGCTGTATTTACAGTAGCAATCGCATCTGTTGATTGATAGATGAATAACTGCACTCCACTAGCACCTGCCATTCTGTGTAAACCACTTGCACTATAAGCCATCTAACCCTCCTATTAATTATTATCAAGGAGTTCATAGACACCATTGTTATCAATAACAACAGCACCCATAGACATCATTGAGGTTGCTAAATGAGATACTTTTTCTGCAACGTAGTTTAGTTCTGTACTTACATCAGCACCGATACCTAAACCAACAGCAGTTGTATGGTATGCCATATTCTTACCTGCTGTGATAGCCGCAGTAGAAAAGATCTTAAATCCTAAGAACTCTTTCATTGTCATGCCACCTGCAAAAGGTAAGTTCTGCTCACCAACAAAGTCTGATGATGCAAACTCAGTTATATTAAATAAGTCAGCATATCCCTTTGGGTGCATAGCAATATATCTACCACCATCTTCTGGAATATTTGCAGTACCAAAAGTTTCAAATACAGCTAACAAATCTGCCTTTTCAACAGCAGAACTTGTGTCATGTATCTGTGTACTATTAGCACCTGAATCCATTGCAGTATAAAGCAACTCGTCAGTTTTTCTTCCAAGAGCCGCCGCCGCACTTGTTGCCACAGCTTGTCTCTCATCTATATTGGTCTTTAGCTCATCTAACTTGTCGATAAACTCTGCGGCAAAGAAGTCCTGCATTGTCACATCTACAGTTGTATGTGCTAGTTCCATTGGTGTTACTTGTCCATTTCGAGATTTTGTACTCGCAGTTCCAGTACCAATTTTCTGAAACCTTGCTGTATTTCCTTGTACGTTAGCTACAGTACGGACAGTATTTCTTAATTTACTACCCATTCTTTGATAAGCTAAATGTACTTCGGTCTCGAACTGGGTAATAAAGGCTGTATCTATTGTATTAGCCATTTCAGTTCTCCACTAAAAAGTTAAAGTTACATTTTATCTAGTTATCCAATGTTAGCTTCATCTAGTTATCCGTTAGGGCTATCAGCTACAAACTGGGCTATATTCTTTATTTACCAAAATTTTTTCGCCTTTGCAACGTACAAATCGCAAAACAGCAAAACCATTAATCATTATGGGTTGTTCTATTACTTCAAATCCTATGTAATCTAACCATTGTAATGTCTTTGCATGGTCAGCAGGTACTACATTTTCAAGCTGATAATACTTATTTTGAAAGTAATCTACTACTGGCACACACCATTTAAGAAACTTTCTTTGCACTTTATATATATCATATGTGCCTAATGCCCATATTTTACCTATCATATTATCTATAATAGGACAGCAACCAAAAATAAATGCAGGTTGCCCATCAATCATAACAGTAAAACTTTCACCATTTGGTTCTCTAATACCTGCCATCAAAGCACGAAAAGGTGTAGCACCATGTATCATGCACTCACGAACATCTGCATCTCGCATATTATTTTGCAGATAATTTAAATGTTTTATATGAGATTTGACTATAGGGTATCCATCATAGATACCCTCGCCATTAAATTCTCTTGAAGCCATCTGTTATTTCTTGAACATATGCTTTATCTCTTCTCGCAGGATCATAGTATCTAGGATCTCGCATCTTAGCCATAAGATCTTCAATAGTTACTTTAGATGGTGATTGTGCTTGAGCATTTGGTGCTGTTTGTTGCATTGATCTTTGTATAAGTTCTAATGCTTTTATACCTTCTGCACTTGTGCCAAGTTCAGCAACAGCATCTCTTAGTTCTTCAGGAAAAAACTTATTAACAAATAACTGTGTAGCCTCTACTCTTGAGTTTGCATTATCACCTAAATCTTTTTTTATTTGTTCAAGATCAGGTTGATTACTACCAGTATGCTCTGCCCATTTAGTAATACCTTCATCAAACTCTTCTTGTGATAACCCATTATTCCAAGAATATTCTGACCACCATTTTAATAAAGGATTAGTTGCCGCCTCACCTTCATCAAGTATCTCAGGTATTTGATAGTCACCTGCACTAGCAGGTCTGTTAGCATAGGCTTCTGTTTCAAGTTCTTGCAAGACTTCATTCTTTACATCTTCTTTACTTTTACCAAGTTTAGATGCAAGTTCATCATATGATTTTTGTAAGTCCTCTCCAGTTTCAAACTTTTCATTTAACCAAGATGGTCTAGTTGGTTCAGCTACAGACTCAACAGTTGTGGGAGGCACACTTGTTTCGGTTGGGGTTTCTGTAGCTGATTCTGTTGGTGTTACTTGTTCTTCACTCATTTCTTTATCCTTTGTGCATGGTTGATTCTTTTAACTATTAAAGCTACTAAATATCGTTGCCCTTCTAAATGCCTTAGTTCTGCATCTGAAATGTTAGCACCACTTACTGCTTCAATAGTTATTGATTTTAAATATTGTAACATCTCCAAACCATTTGGAGTTTTGAATACTGATTCGATTACTTTGGAAATCTGTTCGTCTTGTTCTTTGGGTCTAGGGTATCCGTCAACCCCCAAGTGTTGCGGCATTTGGTAGTTCTCCTTGTTGTTGCATTTGTTGCATTTGTTGTACTGATCTAATTAATTGCTCTCTTTCATCTGCATCTCTAATTAAATTATCAGGTACACCAAATTTCTTTGCTAGATAAAGTGCAGTTTCTTCTGATGATATAAGTATATTTAATATCTCAGGACCGAATGATCCTGCTACAGTTTGTAGGAAACGATTAAGAGAAACAATATCTTGATTGCTCTGTGCTTGTGCTAGGGGAGAAACACTACGAATTTTAACTTCCCTACCATTAACTGTTGGCATTTCTATTCGACCCTGCTTCTGTAATATGTAGACAACTCTTTGTAATAATGGCTGTACCATTTCAGATTGCAGTCTACCAAAAGCAGATCCTATCTTTCTTGATAGATCTGCCATACGTTCTGCAACTTCTGTAGCTGATGCAGGTGTCTTATTAGGATCACCTAACATATCATTATACAAAGCTCTCTTTATATTATTTCTCATATCATTTAAAATTAAGTTAGCTACATCAAAAGAACCTGCGGCTCTTATTGGTTGCAGTCCTTGTGAGTTTGGTGCTTTTGGAATGACTGTGCCGGGGACTAAGTTTATTGTATCGACATTAATGACACCATCATCATCTATCTGATAGATACCTGATATAGCCATCTGAGCATTTTCTAAAACCATTTCTATTGTAAGATTACAAGTCTTGATTGCACTAAGAGCATTTAAGGCAGGACCTCTGCCATATATCTCTCCACTTGCTTTACTCCATCTAAAAGCTATAAATGGATTTGATCCAACACCTTTATATGTTTCAGCCATAATCATTTCTTTATTACCTTGATCTATGACATAATAACCATACTTTTCTTCATTAGGATCATCATATAACTTGCAAGATACTTCTAATATTTTAGTCTTACCATCAGGATTCCTAGTCATATCTTCTAACATTTTAGGTGTAAATATAGCATTAGGATATGCAACTATTAGATCTTCATTCTTGATATGTCTTTCACGATATACATGATCTACCTTACCATCAGGTCCAGTATCTAATACAACTTGTGGTAATGGAATAGATTGAAACCTAATAGGATTAACTGCATCACCTTCCATTACACAAAGTACAGCAGTGCCAAGTGCTAAATCTATAAAACATTCATGTATCTCTTGTGCAAAGTTTGAGGTCTGTAATATTTCAAATACATAATCTGTTACTGCATCTAGTGCATTATTAACATCATCTCTTTCTGCTTCAGGAACTTCTTGACCAGTAACAAAGTCTGCCCATCTAGCAAAGTTAGGAGTTAGTCCAGACTGTAATCTTGATGCAAACTCTTGAATACCTACAACTGCTGTTTCATCAAATATTCTATCATCTCGTCTTTCACCAATCGTTACAGTTTTAAAACCTTGACGTTGTGGCAGACAAAAATCAAATATTTCATCATAAACATCTTCAAAGTGTAGTCTATGAGATTTAGCTTTCTCATAGTTTTGAATTAATCTTTCTACAGTCTTTTCATGCATTAGTTATCGTATTCGTTGTAGAAACCTATGCCACCACCTGAGCCTCGTAGCAATGATCTTCTACCACTACCTTTCCTTTTACGAGTAATGTTTTCTTCAAGAACATCTTGTCTTGCATCTGCTCTCTTCTGAGTTTCAACTTCTTTTTGAGCTTCTGTTTCCATCTCAGCTTCTTTTTCTGCTTTAGTTGGTGGGGGTGGACTTGAGCCGCCTCTAGGTAAACACATTAGACTCTCCTTACATTCTTGACCATAAACCTGCTCTACGTTTAGCTTTAGGTCTACGATTAAAGACATCATACTCTACTCTAGCATTAAAAGTTTCTATCTTTTTATTCATGCCTAGTACCTGCCTTCCCTCACCTGACCCTAACATTAAATACTGTAAAGCATCATGGATATGTGAGTATCTATCCTTCAAAGGTTTATCTTCATATCGCTCTCCTGAAACCTGAAGTCTACGATATTGATAACCTCCCTCAAACCCTTTTACCAATTCTTTACACCTAAAGTCAATCAAAATCCCTGATAAGCCATCTACCATTCTATTTAATACAGATGCCACAGACTCAATCCTCAATGCAACATCATTACTTTGAGTTGGTCTAGCACTTAAACCTGCACCTCTTAAAACCTGAAAAGGTGTTGATTCATCTGTTTGAGATCTAAAGTCACCTGCTGGGTCACCATATATATGCACTTCACAATTAGCATATCTTGTTGCAATCTCTGATCTTAATAGTTCAGCAAATCTTACAATGCCCATATCAAAAGCTACAATCTCTTGTAGTATATTCCATCTACCTCTAACCTTTTGACCAAAGACTGCGGCAGGTGTAAGACCAAAGTCTAATCCAATATAAACTGGTATACCATCTGCAACTGGTATTTCTTCTTTTGCAACATGAGTATCAGCTACAAACATATTATAAACTGGCTTACCATCTTGAATACTGCCAAGTCTATTCATAACATAAACATCTATCCAAGACTTTGTTTTACCTTGCACTAAGTTAGGATAATATGAATCTAAAATATTTTTTGCATTCTCTGCTTGTTTATTTGGCACATATCCAGTAACAGAACCATCTTCATCTTTTTCTTCAAGCATACCACTAGGTTGAGTAAAGAATCTCCAGTTATCAGGTTTAATTAACATACGACTTTCTTCTAAAGTTATATGATCTGGAACTGGTACTTCACCTGACATAATTGACCACCAATGATCTTCTTCAGGACTATTAGTATCACAAATAACACCTGACCATGTAGCACCACCATCTTTTACACTAGGATATCTGCCAACTCTCATAGTACAAGCATCAATGATCGACTTTGGTATTTCTCTAGCTTCGTTAATCCATACACCAGTTAATTCTAACGAAAGAAGTTTTTTAACATCTTCAGGTCTATCAAGGGCAAGGAATATGACTTCCATCTCCAAATCAGCTTGGGTAATAGTATGTGTATACGGAACTGACCATGCAAACTTACCCCAATCTTCTTCAGGAAACCAATCAAGCCATGTCTTAATTGTTGTAGTACGAAGTTGTGGATTTGTATTTCTGATAACTGCCCATCTGCTTTTTCTTTTGCCATTCTGACTTTTCTCCTGCATCAAGGCTCTTCTAAATATTTCTATACTACAAGCAACTGATTTGCCACTACCTACTGGACCTCTAATGCCACGAAAAAAAGTATTGTCTTTCATAAATGCCTTGAGGACATTACCATCAGGTTTATACTTAAACGTTATCAATGTTTGTATTAACTCCGATCCTAAGTAACTTATCTACAGTTTCAGGACCAATAACAGCTATAACTTTATCTGCTTCCCTATCAGTGCAGAATTGTTCAGGGTGGTGTTTAAGGTGTACTCTTTTAACAACCTCTCGAAGTATTCTTCTCTCTTCAATTTTTAATGTATGTAGAAAGCTCATTCTGTAACCTACGAGTAGCTTCTGTACTTTTTCGTTTTTGCTGCAATCTTTTTTGGCTGTTTAGATACTTGTTTACCTCTTCTAGTTGCTTCTCGCTTTTTAGCTGTAGAGGCGGCATATTCACTGGCAGAAAGAGCCTTAATCGCCGCTTCAGGTAGATAACGTTCACCAGTAG